GTAGCCGTCTGTGCTAAAAAAACAGCCTGATTACGAGAACCACGCTTGCTATTACATCTTGAGCAGCAGGCAACCATGTTATTCGGATCGTATGCCTCAGCCTCAGTTGATCGAGATACTGGGATTATGTGATCGACTGTATAAGCTGGTTGGTTGCAGTAGTAACAAGTGTACTGATCCCTTGCTAAGACTGTAAGTCTGATCGCCTTGTACTTACGCTGACTGCGTGGGTCACCTCGCTTAGCCATTAGTAATGCCCAGTCTTTAGATGATAAGCCAATGCTTTACAAGGTGTGCCATACCTATGAGCTATGTACTTAAGACCGGCATCTATCTGTAAGTATGGGTCTTTAGTCTTTAGCTTTAATAGCTGTGGTATTCCATAAGCAGTAGATCTCTTGTTATCAGCTAATGGATTCCATTGTGACTCACGATTCCAAAGCTTCTCTAAACATAGGTATTGCCTACTGTTAGTAAGTTTTATATGACTATAGAGTTTATATTTTTCTTTTTCTATATCATTATTATTAATAGCATAAGCATTATTGGTAAGTGCTATTACAAGACTAGATTGTATCACACCCCACCTAATCCATTTAATAACACGCGGAATCTTGGGCGTGTCACAGCTCATCGCACTCATGCTTTACATCTGGGTCAAATGTACAGAAATAGCATCCTGCGTTTTGTCCACAGGTTATACACACATACTTAAACTGTATTGAGTCACAGCATGAGTTATACACACCGTTATCCAGAACTGTGTAAAACTGTTCACCGAGTCGCTTGGTCATTAGTCTTTACCCCATCCAGTTCCCTTAAATATGATCGATGGCGCGCTAAACACGCGCATCATTGGGTAGCTACAGCATAAAGGGCTGCTATCGCCGTGTGTGTTTACCGGGTGATTCATCTCGGTTTCGCCGCCACATTGATCGCAGCGATACAGGTAACTAGGCATTTTGCACCGAGTTAGGCATGACCGTATAAGCACTCATGCAGTTTTCACACTTAATTATGATGATCGGCACTATGCCATTGACTAAGTGAACCGACAGGCTCATCTCTTTGTAGTCCTCACAATTACAGCTGATCTTTAGCTCATTAGTCATTTAGCATGTCCTCATCTTTAGCGCGTTCGCTGTTTAATAGCATTTCAATGCCCATAACGCCACAGCCTAAGCATTGAACGCAAACTACGTTAGGCGGCAAGTTTATGAACTCATCAACGATCTTGTGCGTTTGCATGCCGTTACCTATCTTGGCGCAAACCCTGCAGTTAAGCCTCAGTAATGCCATACACGGACTTCCTTAATGTATCCATCTCAAATAACTCACGCTGGGAAATCCAGAAATTGCCATCAGCTGCGTTGTAATACTTGGCTCGCTTCGCCCACAGCACCGGCATCCAACCGATGATCTGATAAACAGGTGACTTATTTACGCACAAAATAGCCACATCGTTTAAGCGTGGGTAATCTTTATGGATGATTAAATGGCCGTTTATGTACTTAGTCCACTTAACTTCAAAGCCTAAGTTGCCTACCTGTATATCGGGTTCATCATGGAATGTATTAACCGTAGGTATAAAGTTACGGATACCCATGTATTGCGCTACTGCAATCTCAGCACCAGCAGCTTCACTATGCTCAGCTACAAACTCATGAAAGTTTATCTTTGTGTTATATCGGCCAGCATGGTCAGGTGTATTAGCCTTCTCGCCTGTGCTACGGGCAAACCCACTAGCTGCTGCCTGTAACTCCTGCGATCGATCTAAGATCACCTGAACTATCTGTGCCATCTCGGTTATAGCCATATTGGTTTGCATTGATCGCCCCGTGTCTTGCTGCTACAGGTATAGCCGCGGTATTTTGATCCCGTTTTAGGGCTAACCCCTTCCTTGTAAACCATGCGACCGTGTGAGCAGACAGGTGCAGGGTCTAATATCTCGCCACCTAATTGCGCTTTAATATCAGCGATGCTTTCGGCAGCTGGGCGCACACTTCCCACGCCATCAACCTTTACTGCAGGTGTAGCAGTTGCCCATAAATCAACCTCTACTGCAGGCTGAGCCGCTAAGCGTTCTACCTTCTCCATGTCCTGTCGCGTAGGCCGTGCATCACTTGGCATCAGCAAACCAATGGCTCGACCTATTGCGCTGGTGCTGCAGTTTTCGATCCAGAAATCACGGTTTACGCCTCGATCTGATCTTTGCTCAAAGGCATAATCAATAGCTGCCGGTACTACATCCTCATGCTCGCGATAGGCGCAGGCTCTAATTACAACCCAACCGTCTTTGACGTTCAATTCAACGATTTCAGTGGTTATACGCCCTACCTTGTAAGTTTCTCTAAACCGCTTGATGCGGCTGTTTACATCCTCATAGGATGACAGGTCAAAGCTCATGAGCTACGCACAATCGCTTTAGTTGTGTTTACTGCCATGCGTAAACCTGAGGCACGGCCACGATTAAAGCCATCCTTGATGCCTTGTTTGTAACCTATTGACCAACCCACTAGAAACCAACCAACACTAGCAATTAAAACTACTACTGCTACTTTTGCTTCATCCATTTACTTCGCCCTTGTTTGGGTTAAGCCTAGCCACACCGTATTAGGTAGCCCTGCCTAACGTGTAAATAAAGGGTAAAGCCTTGGTATGACAGTTGGCAATAACCGACACGCCCTAACGCTGTAGCAACATCTCGTATATTGAATCGACTTTAACCTCTATGCGATCGACACGGCCGCGTAGGTTGTGGCCACCGTTATTGTCTATGCGTAACTCGCTTAGGTAATACTTAACAAGATGGCGAACCAGCCCAGCCGCAAACCCCATAAGCGTACATAATCCTATGGCTATTGCTATTAGCGACTGGGCGGCCGTCATTACTTTGCGCCGAAAGACTTATCGGATGTGTTTAATGCACGCAATAAAGGGCCAAGTAACCCAGCAACAAATGCGTTGGTTAGTGTTTTGGGGTCTGTAATGCCAGACATGTATAGCGCAGCGGCGCAGCTGACGGCAGCGCGTAGGTATGAAAGGCCAGCGGCTTGTAGTTGTGATTTCAATTTGAATCCGCCCATGTAATTACGTTAAAAGTAAATGACGGTGTTGTACCTTCTATTACCCACACTACTCGCAAGTTATCTGTAAATGCGCTGGTTAAGCGGATTACTTCGCGTGTGACTCCGCTTGCGGTTGCGAACGTAGCAATAGTGTTGTAATTGGTGCCATCTACTGAATCTTGAACTGCCACGCTAAGAGAAGGCAAAGTGCCACTTGCTGCGGTTACATTTAGCTGTAGCACTAACTGCCGTGCGGCTGCGAAACCTGTAACCGTTGTACCTGCCGCCGTAGTCGTTCTAGCAGCTGATGATAAAAGCGTGACTGTACTTGCTGGAATATTGGCTTGCTGTATATCACTCATTGTTTTCTCCTAAATGCCCTTTTGGTTTGTCGTACTGCAGCCCTAATTTTTCTATTAGCTTGGCGGCCTTTACAGGGTCTATGCCAATTTCAAAGTGCATCTCATCTTTGCGTGTCCATGTGCCCCCCCAGTTAAGGCCGTACTTGCGAGTCAATGCCAAGATCATTGGTACCTTTTCAGCTGGGAATGTGCCAGCTTTACCTAACGGATGCTTAGTCGCATTAAGGTCAATGGCTGTACCGCTGCTGTGATTGCTCAGCTTGCCCGGTACGCCTCTAACATCTCGGTAGCAGTACCCCCAGTCATCTAACGCCCCGCCATCGATCGGCTCAATTAATTCATTGAACGACTCCGCAAAGGCAACCAGTAGGGGCGCAGCTAAATAAGCGCAGCGCAGCTTTACGTGGCTGCCCTTAATCGCGTAAGACTTGATACGGATCGACTCAACCTCTTTAGAGGCTGGCCAGCCGTTATAGCTAGTTGCTGACACTTGCTAAATAAACCTGATAATCAATATTAGCTTCATCTGTAGGTATCCATGCTTCAATGCCGTTTTCATCTATACGTTTTAAGGATTTAACGCCTTCGGCTTCAATAATTTGATATGTATATTGCATTTTTATAACTCCGAATCAGCTGTGTAGTGAATTTGTGCATTAGCAACGGCTAGTGCTACGTCTGTGTTATCTACGGTAAATGAGTTCTGCGCAGCGTGGATAACTCGGGCATTTGCGCCTACTGTGCTGCCATCTGACCATTGACCAGCTGTTCCCGTAAAATAATTAAAAAGGGTAATAGTTGGCGCGACTCGCATACTTACCCTGTTCGGCATAGTTACCTGTGGCTCTACACTTCCTGAGCTTGCTTGCCGAGCAAAAGTTAATGCCCCTAAAGTTGAAGTTGTGTTGTTAGCAGGTGCGATTGAATACTCAAAAGACTTTTGATAGTAACGCTGACATGCGGCTAATTCGGTTTGTAGTGTTGGGGTAGCAAGTGACCAAACTGTATTAGTTCCTGCATTAAATTGAACTTTAGAAACAGTGCGAGTGCCGCCAGATGCAGTGAATTCAACTTCTACATTAGCCAGTCCATCTGCAGTGAATGTAACTGGTGAAGCTGCGTAGGATGGTGGTGTCGCGCCAGTGTTGTAAACGCGCGCTGTAGCTGTGCCAGTCCATGAAAGTGTGTAAGTACCTGCTGGCACTAAACCGCTTTCAATAATTTGCTCAATGCCACCGCCTGAGTTAATAGTCAGTGATTGACCTTGAGTAGATGCTGTAAAGGTTAAAGTGGTACTTGTAAAGTTTGATTTCCAACGATCAAAGCCATACGCGCCTGATGCTAAGTTAGCGGCTGAAACATAGCCACGCTGATTTAATGCAAAGTTAGAATTAAGCAAAATATTAACTAATGACCCAGCAGTACCGCCAGATATTGCGACCCAAGCCGAACCGCTGTAATACTCAGTTGAGTTTGTGTCTTTTAAGTAACTCATATTGCCTTCTTGTGGGCTAGTTACTGCAGCTGTACGGGCTGCCGCATCAGCAAATACCCACACGCCCTGCATCAAATAGCCATCAACATCACCAGAGGTTAAAACTTCCCCTGTGACAAAATCCTTAAAGCCTAATCCAGCTGCCATTTTCTATCTCCTTAGTAACTTAATACAGACGTATCAAGTACGCCATATTGGGTTGAGTTTAATATAAACCCGTCAATGACAGGCTCTAAAGTCGTAAAAGTTGTGCGCCACTTATTCGGTGTGACTGAATGAGCCACGCCAAATACCTGTAATGTCTTAGTCAAAGTTGATGCCCCGGGCTGGTTTGTCGTAATAGTTACAGGGTCAAAAAAGTCCAGATCAAGGGCAGCTAATATGCCATTGGCATAGTTATCTGTGTAAAGGTCTAACTCAATAGCATCGCAGCGAATGCTGGTTTCAGCACGGCTAGCAACGTAGGCACGGGCATATTCAAGTGCGACCGCATCGGTCTGCATTAGTAAGTTTTGCTGGTTGTAAGTGTGAGCAAAATACTTCTCAACACTAGCTGCGTTAGTTGCTGATTGAACGCTGCCACCTGTCCGTGTGATATTGGCTTGATTAAATACAAGTGTGTCATCGAGTCGCCACACGGCATTGGCATATCCAATATCTGTGCCGTTATCGTTAAAGACTGTAGGCGTACCTGCGATGCTGGCAACGGTAACGGTACGATCTTGAAATACAAACGATCCCGATGCATCTACATATAACGCGCCATACTCGCTATTTGTTACTGTAGTCATGGCTGCTAGGGCAGTACGGGCAGTGCCGGGGTCTGCCTGCATAGTGGTCAAACCAGCATCAATATCACGCATAGTTGGTGGCCATGAAATAGTGTCTAGTATCTGGTTGATTCTTGTGCCGCTTAAGTTGCCAGCTGCTTGCCCTGTAACGGTACTGATCTGGGCATTTTGAGCCAAGCGAAAAGCATCTACAGCTGTAATAGTTGTATAGACAACATCGTTAGCATTTTGCGGTGTAGTGGTCGTATAGCTAGTAATAAAGCCGCTAAACATTGGATAGGTAACACCAGCGGATGTAGCTGAAATAGATACCTTACGCATAGGTGCTAAGTAGGTAAAGTACGGGCTGTTCGGGTTTTGCGGATTAAAGTCGCCATTTTGATCCACTATGCGCAGGGTTAGCGTACCTGTCTGAAATTCATCGGCTGTAGCTGATCGACCGCGCTTGGTACTTACGCTATCTACCACGTTGCTTACATCAACTATAAGAGCAGCTGTATCTGCCAGCACGTTAGTACCTAATATGCCTTGGTCTAGGATCATGGCTTGAGCAAAGGCAGCGCCAGTAGAAAAGTTAATTACCGCATTAATCGTTGGTACTGTCATGGCAACGCCCCTGCCGCAAACTGCGAACGGCCTTGTCTTTGCGAATTAAGCAAAGCGTTATTTACAATATCTACAAAATCATTACCATCTAATACTGAGCCTTGAACTACTACTGATATTGGCTGTATTGGCTGAGCAGGGCTAAAAGCTGTTTGCCCGGGATTAGCTGGTAAGAAATCGCTGTAGTCATAAAGATCAAAGGCAGGTGCAGCTGTTGGCCCACCGCCCATCAAAGCTAAGTAGTCTTGCAAGGCTTTCATTTTGGCATCATCTGCTAGTTTTTGAGCATTAGCAATACGGGTAATAATGTCAATTTGTGTATTGTAATTAAGAATATCGTAGGATGCTTGCGCCGATGCAACGCTATCTAACGCAGCTAATTTAGAAATTTCTAGTAACTTTGCCTGAGTCTTTTCGGTATAGAAATTAGCCTCAGCTAATCCACCTGATGCAATAATTGCCGCATTGTATTTAGCGTAGGCTTCTTGCCGTGCTATGGCTGCTTCTTCTTCAGTCATCTTTGTAGTTTTAATGCGGTTTAATTCATTAAGTAACAAATTATTAATTGAAGCTAACTCGGTTTCGCCTATTGTAGTTATACCGGCTAACTTGTTAGTTTGTTGTTCTTGAGTTAGCAGTTTTAACTGATCAATGTATTTAAGGGCAGCTTCGCCATTATCATTTTCAATCTCCTGCATAGCCAATAGGCGCAGACGTTCATCTTTATCATAAGTTGCTTTAAGGGCTGCTGCTATTTGTATCTTAGTAAGGTCAAATTGGGCTGCTGCTTTACTTAATGCGGCCTTAGCCTTGTCCGCTAGCAATCTTTTCTTTTCTAGTTCTGCTTGCTTCTTGGCATTTGCCAACTGCTTGCTTTGTAACACTTCCAATGCCTTGGCTCGTTTGGCTGCATCAGCTTCTAATTTAGCTAGGCGTTTGGCCTGTTCCTCTTTAGATAATTCTAAAGCCGATTTTGCCTCAGGTGTAGGTTTAGGAGTTACACCAGTTTGCTTGCCTACAAAACCTTCAAAAATGTTTTTTGGTAAATTCTTCAAGTTTTTAATTAGCGTAGGAATAACACCAACTGCTGCGCCGGAAGCCCGTGTAACGTTAGCAATAGCAGTAGCAATAGCTTCAATAACATAAGCCGCATCGCTGGCCTCAGTACCGCCACCCACAGCCGCAAAAGCATCGACTAAGCCGCCGCCAATAATCTCGGATGCGTTGCTTGTTGCTACTCCTAATACATCCATGCTGTAAGCCGTTGTACCTAAGTAATCATTAGCTGCACCAGCAGATTGCTTTAGTAAAGTGCCTAAAATCTCATTAAATGACTTGCTACTTATTTCTGCCTTGGTTAGTCCAGTGTTGTATTTTGCCAAGCCTTTAGTAATGCCTACATAACCTTTAGCTAAGTCTTGGGATACGGTCGCAAGATCAACGCCAGATGCGCGGCTAATTGTGATGGCATCGTTTAATAACTTTTGTGATTGGACTAATGATCCCGTAGTGGTTAATAGCCCTTGAAATGCTGGCCTTAAAATGTCATCGGCTATGCCTGCTGATCGTTCAAGGTCGGCTATAAATTTAGATATATCTACGTTAGCAAAGCCAATGCCTAAATTATCTACAGCGTTAGATAGACGTAGGGCAGCTGCTTCATCCTCAGCAAAGGCTTTTACAGCTTGTTTGCCAAAGTTAATTACGGCTTTTGTACCAAAAGCTATACCTAAGCCACCAGCTAAAGATTTAACACTTTTAGTTAGTTTTGCCGTAGCTGTATCTGCCTGCTTAAACGCTTTCTTGCCAGTGAACTCGGCGGCTATATCAATTCTTACTGATGGATCAACGGCCATTAGTTATACCCCACTGCCGCGTTAAATTTATCTCTGGCTGCTTCGATGGCTTTAAGAACAGCTGCATTAGTCTTGCCGCCGTCCTCTTTCCATGCGCGAAAGATCGCCCGGCCCTTCATCTTGCGTGACCTACGACCTGCGCCTGTTTGGTTATTAGCATCCACGATTGTGCCATATTGGTTTATTGCTTGTACAAATATGTAACCTGCTTGTGGATTACGGCTGCGGCCTTGATTTTTACCAGCTGCAACAATATTTGCCCCTTGGTTATAACCTGGTCGCTGAACAATAAATGATGTACCTTGCTCGCGACCGTTAGCATGAACACGGCCAGCAGTTTCATAAATTGCGCCTGATGCGGATGCATTTTGAATACGGGCTAAAGATCTAAAACCTCGGTTATTAGGTTTGCTTGGTGTGGTTTTGTAACCGACACCGCCTTTAGCAGCTCGACCATCCCATACTGGAAATTTGCCATTAATGGATGCTTTACCCCATCCGCTTAGAGGTGTTTCGCGTGGAATAAAACCTTTAGCTTTTGTCGCAATAGGTTTGAGCAACCCAGCCATTTCCTTTTGTGTTTCTTTGGCTAGATCAGGCGTAAATTTCTTTAGGGCTTTACGGAGTTCAATGCCGCCTTTTACTTGTACTGGCATCTTTCAACTCCTTATTCCGATCTTTCATCGCCTGTAGTAATGCATCGAACATTCTGCGGTCTAACTCAATTAAATCTTTAGGCGGTATTCCCGTTTCCAAACTGATCCGTGCGATCAAGTAAGTAAACGAGTCACGCCCTATGCTTCCGGGTCATCGTCTAAAACTTCTACCTTTTTAAGACTCTTTAAGAATTCTGCGCCGAACATTGGCACGGTATCGCCAGCAGCTCTTAAACATTCCCACGCTAACCAGTACACATCGGTTTGCTTTTCATCCTCGCGAAAAGCGCGATGAAAGCCTTTCTTTGCATACAGCTCGAACGCGTACTCAATCGATGGCGTAATCTGATGCTCAGATACGTTGCCATCTACCTTTGTAACTTTTAACTTTGCCATGATTTAGCCCCTTTTGTTTTTATCAGCTAGTAGTAATTACAACTGGTGAATTACAAGTAAATGTAATTGATTGTGTGGCTATGTCAGCAACAGCACCGTTAATATCGGTTGTGTTGTTTACAAGGATTGTTGTGCTGTATAACGGATTGGTTGCTGATACTGCTGCGCTTGTCTGCTTTAGCGTAATAGG